TTATTGAATCGTCAGAACCACGCGGCCAATCAGCCTGATATCATCAATCCCGCAATCAAACGCTACGCCGATGCCGCTGACGTGCACCTTCCTGACCGGAATGCGCGTTAGCGTCCTGACGCTGGCGGTTCCTTCAATTTCGACCAACCAGACGCCGTCATGCATATCTTCAAAATCGGTATCGATGATGTACTGGGTGGTTTCCGCCAACAGTAAGAAAGCACTGCGCGGTTCCTGTTTCAATGGCGCGTATAACGCTTTATCCAGCATCACATAACCCGCTTCCTCGATTTTGCCGCTGATTAGCTTTTTTCTAATCAGTGTGGGCGTGTCGGGTTTGCTTTCAGAGAATTTTGAGCCTTTGCCTGTGATCAACCATTGCAGGTCTGCGCCCGTTTCCATCACGCACTGTAAAACGATATCTGAAGGAAAAACATCACGTTTATAGCGTGCAGACAGGCTACTTGCTGCAATTCCAAGGTGATCTGCAAGCTGCATTTTCATGGTAAAGCCGTAGGCATCGACAACGCGATCCAGAGCTTCTGCGCTCGAGTTCGGAAATTTGAAATTAGTATAAACGCTCATTTTTATTGACACTTAGATTTAGTCTAAGTATCCTCCAGTTTAAGTTAGCCTTTGAATGATGCAACAGGGTGCGGCTTTATCTGATAACTCAAGATTTTGCCTGATGAGGCTCATTTTTACAATCATCAAGCCAGAACCTTATTGTCGCAATGAGATGCAGGGCTAATGCAGTCAGCGCACGTGGAGAGGCGCGTAAAAGCGCGCTTTCAGGGTCGAAATCGCTCTCAGGCCGCGGCTGGCGCAGCAACGCGCCCTGTCCGGGGCAATCTGGGGGGAAACCGTCTGCGCACCTGCCGTTTCGCTTAATGCTTAACGAGCGTCATGGATGAGACAGGCGCGAATCCGCCGCCAGTAAAACGTCACTGTAATAACGATGAGGGTATTGATTCGTCAAAACCCGCTGCAACGTTTTTCGGAGGAGCCTATGAACCGCACCGTCCAGGTCATCAGTCAGTCATCTGCCGGGCCACGTTTCACCGCAGAGCAAGACTGCCACAGCGAAAAAATGACGTTTGATGCGTTTCGACAGCACTGGCGCTTGCTGCGCGATCACAACCGAAACCCATCGCTTCGCTATTTTAATCGTCAAAATGATGACTTTAAATTTTGTGTATTAACCCTGGCTAACCGCGACTGCCCGGGCATGTTCAGGCTGGAAGACATTGGCAGGCCTTTCCAGTTTTTTGACCAGGCGCGCCGTGAGCACATCATTTTAGCAATGAATAAGCTGGCCCGCTGGGGAAACATGTTGCCGCGTCAGTTCTCAACGGCTGACTGCTTTCTGCCTGAATAAATAAATCACCCCTGAAGTGATGACGTAAACCCGTCGGGCATGCCTTTGCCCAAAATCTGGAGAGAAATGATGAATACCGAGACACATCCAATGAACGACGCCATGGCCTTTACTCTCAATAAACTGCTCGATAATGAGCGTAAAGCCTGCGCGCTGGCCGTGGCGAAGCGGCTGAGTGCGATGGCAGCGCACATTACGCGGCAGACGCTAAACGGCATCGAAGCAGCAGAGCTGTTGCGATCTGAAGCTGAGCGTTATGAAAACGAATCAGGTGAGATGCGCTAATGGCAGATGCAATCGATATTGCGCAGCAGCGCAGCGAGGAAATCCTGGCGCAAAATATCGCGCAGGTTACGCAACGTCCTGTGGCGATCGGCGCCTCGTTCTGTGAAGAGTGCGACGCACCGATTCCTGAAGCGCGCCGTCGTGCGCTGCAGGGCGTGACCCGCTGCCTCTCCTGTCAGGAGTTGAGCGAGCTGAGAGCACGTCTTCACTACGGGAATACGCGATGATGTCGTTCGCTTACCCGTGGAATGCCCCGCGGCTGGCGATAGCCAGCCCGTATCTGACCCATGACCAGCAGCAGCATCGTCATCGACAGATTGCGGCGTGGTTGCACGGACAGAAAATTCTTCGTGCCCAGCCCAGCATTGTCCAGATGGACGTGAAGCGTCGTCTTGCCAGTCTGGAACAGCAGCAGGGAACAGCCCGGGCCAATGCCTACTTAGCAAAAACCTTTGTTGAGCGCACATTGCCACGTGTTGACGCTGTTAATCGACGTTATCAACTGCATGATATGCGCACGGGCGTTGTCGCACAGCTGACCCGCAGCATGTCCTGCCCGCAGGGGGCAGCCAGAGCCGCCGGCACGCTGTGGGAACTGATGAAACGCTTTAACCGCCTTCCAGATATGTCCCGTGCCGACACTGATGTGCTGGCAGGGGATATCGCGCATTTCATTCACGCGGAGCTGGTGCAACTGCACACTCACGCCCAAACCGATACGGACTACCGTTATACCCACAGACTGTATATGACCGCGGCGGTGATCACCCGTGAGCTGGGTCAGACGCCGCCTTTATGGGAAACCGTCAGCGCCCGCGTATTCTGCCCTGAAGCGGTGACCTCGGCCATTCTGCGTATGCAGGCGGAAAAATGGTGGAAAGGTCAGCTGCGTCGTATCAGTGCCTTCTGGCGTGAACATCTGCATATCGCCCTGGCGAACGTCAATAAAACGCATTCCCCTTATGCCAGCCTTATGGCCGTAGCGGAATGGCGTGAGCAACGCCGCCGTACCCGTGATTTCCTCCAGGGAATGGATCTGGAGGATGAAGAGGGCAACCGCATCAGCCTGATTGAAAAATACGACGGCAGCGTAGCCAATCCGGCTATTCGTCGTGCTGAACTGATGACGCGTATTCGTGGCTTCGAAACCATCTGTCAGGATATGGGCTTTCGGGCCTGCTTCTACACGTTAACCGCGCCGTCACGCTATCACGCGACCTTGCAGAGTGGTCACCGTAACGCTAAATGGACGGGGGCCAGCCCGGCTGAAACACAGCACTATCTCTGCTCACTCTGGCAAAAAGTGCGGGCCAAACTGCATCGTGAAAAGATCAGCATTTTTGGTTTACGGGTTGCGGAGCCGCATCATGATGGCACGCCCCACTGGCATCTGCTGATGTTTATGCGCCCTGAAGACGTTAACCGCGTAGACGAGATCCTGCGCCATTACGCCTGCCAGCAGGACAGTGAGGAACTGAACAGCGCAAATGCACGTAAAGCCCGTTTTCACGTCGAAGCGATCGATCCGGCGAAAGGCAGCGCGACCGGCTATGTTGCCAAATATGTTTCTAAAAACATTGACGGCTATGCGCTAGAGGGCGAGCGGGATAACGAGAGCGGTAAACCGCTAAGGGAGACGGCGATGGCGGTGTCGGCATGGGCAGCTCGCTGGCACATCCGCCAGTTTCAGTTTATTGGAGGCGCGCCCGTAACAGTTTATCGCGAACTTCGCCGCATGGCGGACACCGAAACCGCGCATGGCCTGAGCGTGGAATTCGCCGCGGTGCACGATGCGGCCGATGCCGGTCAATGGGACGACTACATCAATGCCCAGGGCGGCCCGTTCGTTAAACGCGACGCGCTTGCGGTGCGCACCTGGTACCAGCCCGCCGAAAGCTGTAATGCGTTTGGTGAGGAAATCCAGTCAATTAAGGGCGTTTACGCCACTGCCGTTGGTGCTGATACGCCAGTCCTGACGCGGTTAAAGCTATGGAAGCTGGTGCCCAAACGTGCTGAAGATGCGGGCGACGAAAAAAGCCAGTCCGCTTCGTTGTCTTGGAGTTCTGTTAATAACTGTACGGATCCCGTAAGCCGTTTTTATGCCGGAAGTGAGGTATCTGGCGATCTGCGCACAGATCCGTGGCGCAGAGGTCACCAAGGCGAAAGGGCCTCCAGGTTTATCTGCCGGGTTTCGCCTTTACGCATTCCTGGCCCTGTTTCAGGCGACGACAGAGGCGATGCTTCTCCTGCGGCCCAGCCAACGGTGAGGATTTCTTTTTCGCCCTGACGTGACGAAAAGGCGGAGTGAAAACCTGCTGTTTTGGATGGGTAAATGAAGAAAATCTATTGATTTTTCTTACGCTTCTGGCGTAAGTGTGCCTTCACCTGTCTGGCAGGCAGTACAACAAAAGTTGATGCCTATCAACATGATATAATTTTTTACGAACTATCTTAAAACGCTTCCACAGTTAACGAATGCTATGATACTGTATGTATGTACAGTATTTATTTGGGGGAGGGAATTGTGGGAAATGAATTACATGAGCGAGTCATGCTTGAACGCGTCGAACTTATCGCCAGGCTTACCAGTGAAGGAGCCTGCCGGGAGCGTGACAGGGAAATCGCGTTAAATTTGATCGCTGAAATCGCTGCGAACTACACCCTTTCCGATAACCACTTTTCTGTTGTCTTTGCGGCGACGCCTTTAAAAAAATCATGATGGCGACGCGTTCACTGTGACATCAGGACGGTTGTCCGTTGCCTGAGCCATCTTAACGGATGAGAGGGTTCAGGTGCGGGCAACAGCAAAACCGCGCCAGTGCGTTTTATCGCTGACATTGCGTCATGACCGACCGAAAACGCCGGGCATCTGCTGCCTGCAGGCGTTTGCAGCAACCCCTGTTCGCCAGGCGTAGTCTTTCCCCCCCCCTTTACTGAATAACGTTATCCCGGCCGCTTTCGTGTCAGCGTTCGCGGCAATCTTTTGGTTACTGCCCCTTTCCTGTTGCTGGCTTACGACCTCTCCCGGTCGTCGCTGTGAAAGCAAATTTGCGCATGTCATCCCAGCGCTTTCGCGACCCTTCCATCGGCGCCCGCATTCAGGGTGTAACCCTCTGCCCGCCCAGCCTTGAGCGGACGACCTTGCGTTGAGCAAGCGCCTGCTGAGGCACACACTACTTCTGACAAGCGGCAGGCACAGCAATCTCTGGATCGCTCTGCGCGAAGGCCAATGCACATCGCGTATCCGGGTTATCCGGATTCGGCTTCAGGGCGGTTTGGTGGCCCGACGGTGCAATTCTCTGAACAGGTTTCTGTTGGCCAACGGGGCCTTTATTGCCTGTCACCACGACAGCGGATGTTCTCAACTTATCGCCTACTCGACCATGGCTTTTACGCTCATAAGGGGCCAATCAATGCTGATTTACGCACAACAGGAAGAAACCGTTGATGAGATCTGCTGGCGTTACTACGGACGCACGCAGCAGGCGGTTGAACAGGTTTATGCCGCCAATCCTGGCCTGGCAGAACAAGGCCCAACATTACCGCACGGATGCAGAGTGGTGTTACCGGAGCTGCCTCAGGCGGCCACGGGTGAAACCCTCAATCTGTGGGATTAGCGCCAATGGAAAAAATCAGTTCTCTGATTAATTACCTCATCGGGATCGTCCTGATGTGGTTTGGACGTCACACACCGCAGGATATCGCCTTTATGGTTGGCTCTGGCGTCGCCGTTTTGACCATGTGCACCAACGTTGCGACGTTTTTTATCAACTGGCACTACCGTCGCAAAACTTACGAGCTACAGCAGCGCAACTTACAGGGGCTTAACTTTGAGCCAGATCGCTAAACGTTGCGCCGTGGCGGCCGTACTGGCCCTGGCCGCGTTGCTACCGCAAATCAACATGCTGAAAACCTCTGAAGCCGGCCTGAAGCTGATTGCCGATGCAGAAGGCTGCCGCACCTCGCCCTATCAGTGCAGCGCCGGCGTCTGGACCAACGGCATTGGTCACACGCAAGGTGTTACCCCGACCAGCGTGGTGAACGAGCGCCAGGCCGCAGTTAACCTGGTTTACGACGTGATGCGCGTTGAACGCGGGATCGACCAATGCATGCCACGTGAAATGCCATTCCAGGTTTATGACGCGGTGGTGTCATTCGGTTTTAACGTTGGCGTGCACGCCGCCTGTCACTCAACGCTGGCGGGATTGATCAACAGCGGCCGCTGGCACGATGCCTGCCTGCAGCTTAAGCGCTGGGTATATGTCAAAGGCACCTACAACCCGGGCCTGGATAACCGTCGTCAGCGCGAAATGGCGTGGTGTTTAAAAGGAGCGGCATGATGCGACTGGTTGCACTGGCGATCGCCATTTTGCTTATTGCCCTGGGCTTAACCGGCTGGCGCCTTAGCGTGATGACTCATCAACGGGATGAGGCACAGCGCAGGGTGAGTACGCTGACGGCTGACGTCAGCAGCCGGGACAAGGCGCTGGCCCAACTCGATGCGGATATCCAGGCTAGCCGAAAACGCGAGGCGGCGCTGCGGCTGCTTCAGAACCAGGCCAGCGCGCAGGCGCTCCATCGTGAAACCATTATCAGAAGAGAAACCGATGCCAATCCCGCTTTACGTGCCTGGAGCGCTGCTGCTTTGCCTGCTGACGTTATCCGGCTGCACAGCCGTCCGGCCTTCAGCAATGCCCGAGATTATCTGGACTGGTTGTCCACGCGTGACAAGTTGCCCCATTCCGGAAAACAACCTGCAGACGCAGGGTGATTTGGCGGCGGATAACCGCCAGTTAGAGGCTGCGCTCGCATCGTGCGGGTTGCAGATTGAGATGATTAAAGCGTGCCAGGAGCAGCATGATGTTGAAAGTGACCCAACTACGCCAGGTGCTGATAAACAGCGTTCCGCTGCTTCAGCAAAATCCTGACAACCTGACGATAGCGATTCAGTCTGGAAACCTGGTTTCCACGCTGGCCAGCTCGCTGTCGTTTGAATACCACTTCCAGCTGGCCGTCACGATTACTGACTACGCAGAGGATATCGATCTGATCATGGTTCCCCTGCTGACATGGCTTCGGGAAAATCAGCCCGACATCATGGTTTCGGATGAGAAACGTCGCACCGGCTTTACCTTCACCCTTGAGGCAACCGGAGATGGGCGCAGTAAGGTGAATATCACTCTGCAACTGACCGAACGCGTCTGGGTTGAGCAGCAGAACGGCGCATTACACATCACGCATCTGCCAGAACCGGCTATGCCGGAAAATGTTGAGCGCCCCTGGCAGTTGTACATCAAAGGCAAGCTAGTCAGCGAATGGAAAACATAACGATAACCCTTATCCGCTGACGCGCTGTTTAGCCATCCCTGGGTAAACGGCATTCGATTGCCGCTTTTCTCCTGCAACGAGAAACTAATGCCATGAACGAGCAAATATTAGAAATCAAGCGCTTGCTGCGCAACATGGTCCGCATTGGCACCGTTGCCGCCATCAATCTGGAGGCGGGAACCTGCCGGGTAAAAACTGGCGATAACACCACTGACTGGCTGCACTGGCTAAGTGCCCGGGCGGGAAGAACCCGTTCATGGAATGCGCCGTCGCCAGGCGAGCAGGTGCTGATCATAAGCCTGGGCGGTGAGCTGAACAGCGGCTTCGTGTTACCCGGCGTGTTCTCTGACGCCAGCCCGGCGCCCTCGGCCTCTGCCGATGCGCTGCACTACTCTTTTCCCGATGGTGCGGTCATTGAATACGAGCCTGCAACCGGCGCGCTGAAAGCCGAAGGGATTCAGACGGCGACGATCAAGGCGGCTGTCAAAATCCTGCTGGATACGCCAGAGGTGGAGTGCACCACGTTACTGAAAACCGCCACGCTGGAAGTGACCCAGGGCGGCACCATGAAGGGCGATGTGTCGCACAGCGGCGGCAGCTTCGCCTCCAACGGCAAAGTGCTGCATACGCACCAGCATCCGGGCGACAGCGGTGGCACCACAGGAGCACCATTATGACAACAGCACGCTACACCGGCATGAGCCGCGAAACAGGCGTAACCCTCGTTGAGCTGGAGCATATCCGCCAGTCCGTCCGTGACATTCTGACGACGCCGCTGGGATCGCGGGTGATGCGCCGTAACTACGGTTCACTGTTGTCGGCGCTAATCGACCAGCCGCAGAACGACCGGTTGCGCCTGCAAATCATGTCGGCCTGTTATATGGCGATCCTGCAGTGGGAGCCGCGCATCAGCCTGACTGCCATTAATTTTGAATCTGCGTTTGACGGCGGGATGGTGGTGGAAATCACCGGCAACCGTGCGGACACCGCGCAGGATTTTTCGTTAACCGTCCCTGTGAGTTGAATCATGCCTACTATCGACCTGAGCCAGCTGCCTGCGCCAAACGTGGTGGAAACGCTGGACTATGAAACGCTGCTTGCCGAACGCAAAGCCACCTTGATTTCGCTCTATCCTGCAGACGAGCAGGCATCGGTTGCCCGGGTTCTGGCGCTGGAGTCCGACCCGCTGGTGAAACTCCTGCAGGAGAACGCCTACCGGGAAGTCATTCTGCGTCAGCGCATCAACGAGGCGGCCAAGGCGGTGATGGTGGCCTGGGCCAACGGCAGCGATCTGGATCAACTGGGCGCCAACAACGGCGTGACGCGGCTGGTGCTGACGCCTGCGGATAATACCGTTACGCCCCCTGTTGAGGCGGTAATGGAGCGGGATGAAGACTTCCGCGCCCGCATTGCCGCCGCGTTTGAAGGGCTGAGTGTTGCGGGGCCGTCCGGCGCTTACGAATTTCATGCACGCAGCGCCGATGGCCGCGTAGCCGATGCCTCGGCTATCAGTCCCTCTCCCGCCAGCGTCACGATTACCGTGCTGTCCCGCGAAGGCAACGGTGCGGCGGGCAGCGACCTGCTGGCGATCGTGAATGCCGCGCTAAATGACGAAGATGTCCGTCCGGTTGCTGACCGGGTTACCGTCCAGTCGGCTCAGATTGTGGATTACCGGGTTGACGCCACGCTGTATTTGTATCCCGGTCCCGAGGCGGAGCCCATCCGTGCCGCATCCGAGGCGAAGCTCAAGGCATTTGTAAACACCCAGGCACGTTTAGGCCGCGATATTCGCAAGTCTGCGCTGTATGCCGCGCTGCATGTAGAAGGTGTACAGCGCGTCGAACTGGCCCAGCCGGTGGCCGATGTGGTGCTGGATAAAACTCAGGCCGCGTTCTGTACCGGCTACCAGATCACGGTAGGAGGTTCCGATGAGTAAACGCCTGCTGCCAACGGGTTCATCAGCCCTGGAAGTTGCCGCTGCTGAAGCCTGTTCTGCGCTGGAATCCATTCCTGTTCCTTTGCGCCAGTTATGGAATTCGCAGACCTGTCCGGTGGAGCTACTGCCTTACCTGGCCTGGGCCTGGTCGGTGGATCGTTGGGATTCGGGCTGGAGCGAAAGCACGAAACGCAGCGTGGTTGCTGCATCGGAATATATCCATAAACACAAAGGGACGATTGGCTCTCTGCGTCGTGTGGTGGAGCCACTGGGCTACCTGATTCGCATTAAGGAATGGTGGCAAACCAATGAAGCGCCCGGCACCTTTCGCCTTGATGTCGGCGTACTGGAAACCGGTATTACCGAAGCGATGTACAACGAGCTGGAGCGGCTGATTGCCGATGCCAAGCCGGTGAGTCGCCACCTGACTGGGTTATCCATCAACCTGGACAGCACCGGCACCGTTCCTGTTGCGGCCGCCAGTTACAGTGGCGATGAGCTTACTGTTTACCCCTATACACCTGAAGTTATCACCGCAGGCGGTTCCGGTTACACCGGCGCAGCGGTCCATCTTATTGACCTGACGGAAGTGAGAGCATGACAACGAAATATTTTGCCCTACTGACCAATCAGGGCGCGGCAAAGCTGGCCAATGCCGCGGCCCTGGGAACCCAACTGCAGATTACCCAGATGGCGGTGGGTGACGGCGGCGGTGTTTTGCCTACGCCCGATCCTGCGCAGACCAAACTGGTGGGCGAAAAGCGCCGTGCCGCGCTGAATTCGCTGAAGGTGGATGCCGCGAACAGCAGCCAGATTATCGCTGAACAGATTATCCCTGAAGGCGAAGGCGGCTTCTGGATCCGTGAGATTGGCCTGTATGACGCCGACGGCGTGCTGATTGCCGTCGCGAACTGCGCGGAAACCTACAAGCCACAGCTGCAGGAGGGCAGCGGTCGTACCCAGACCGTGCGCATGATCCTGATCGTGAACAGCACCAGTGCCGTCACGTTGAAAATTGACCCTTCAGTTGTGCTCGCCACGCGCCAGTATGTAGATGACAAAGTCATCGAGGTGAAAGCCTACACCGACGATGTGATGAAGAAGCATATCGATGCGGCCAATCCCCATAGTCAGTATCTGCAAACGGCTAAAGCGCTGGCAGAAATTAAAGACGCGGGGCTGGTGGCGGAGGTTCTCAAAAACCTCGGTTTGGGAGAAGGCTCCGCTTTACCGGTGGGGGTGCCGGTTCCGTGGCCATCCGCGAACCCGCCAACTGGTTGGTTAAAATGTAATGGTGCAGCTATCACCTCTGCTCAGTACCCGCTTCTGGCAAAGGCCTATCCATCACTAAAATTACCGGATTTACGTGGGGAGTTTATTCGTGGATGGGATGATGGGCGGGGAGTCGATTCTGACCGTGAGTTATTAGCAGCCCAGATTCCGACTTATCTTCGTACAGGCATGATGGATTATAACGGTAGTGATGTTGACAGTAGTGGTGTTTATATCGGTATGGCCTATTCTGGGGCCGACTTTGTAACTAAGTCAGTAGCATCGCCAGGCGGTATTTATCGGGCACCCAATAATTCAGATCTTACAAACAGTCTTGCTCAGGATAATGGCGTTAGTGGAGGCGCTAGTAATATAGTTTACAGTAAAGAGGGTTCTGTATGGATAACCATGCGCCCTAGGAATATCGCATTTAATTACATTGTAAGGGCTGCATAATGAATCAGGCTGAATTAGATAAAAACTTTATAGCCGTTAAGGCTGGGGACGTCAGAGTTTATAATTTCGATGAGATCTCACGTGAATACCTTTCATCCGGCATTGAAAGTCTGGCTTTAGGTGTTGGCATTCCTGCCAATTCATGTATCGATGCGCCTTTAAAAAATAAGGATGGAATGGCGGTTTGCAGGGCTGAAGATCTTTTATCTTGGGAGTATGTTAGCGATCATCGGGGTGAAACCGTTTATGACATTACAAACGGAAAACCATTTATTATAAAAAATTTGGGAGATTACCCAATAAGTACCACGCCCAAAAAGCCAGACTCACAATATGATAAATGGGACGGGGATAACTGGATTTTGGATCTGGTGGCCCAACAAGAAGCAGATATAGCAAGTGCTGAAAAATTTCGTCGAGAACTTTTGAGTGAAGTTGAAATGATGATATCTGACTGGCGAATTGAATTATTGCTTGGAGAGATTAGCGATACTGATAAAGCAAAGCTTTCAGCATGGATGGCATATAAATCTGCTGTCAAGGTCGTGGATGTTTCGACAGCCCCTGAGATTAGCTGGCCGAAAAAACCTTAATAGCGTTTGAGAATTAAGCGTTTGTGAAAAAAAAGGTAGCGATAAACGCTACCTTTAGCCTAATTTTTCAGGCAGTTTTACAAAGAGCAAAGTGCTAGAATTTAAATAAATAAATTTAGAACAACTCTATAACTTATCTTATCCCTATCGAAATGCCGCTTAAAATAGTCACCACTAAAAATAACCTTATCCTATTGTGAATTTTTTATAGTCTGTCATATAATCGCTATCACCATAAAACCTTCCGCTTTCAGAATTGTAAAATGCACCTGGCTGAGCATGATTATTTTCACTCAACTCTATTAAATAAAAACCATCAATCTGATAATCAGCCGGTGCTACAATAGTGTTCTCAACGACACAATCGCCATTTTTTATTACTGCATATTGCTTATTCATTATGAGTACTCATAAAAGATTGCAACGCCATTGGCACCTGCGCCTGATGGTTTGGCAGAGTAAGTAAGCACTTCAGGATAAGGATCATTATACAAGTTACATGTCCCACTGCCTCCAGCGCCATAACCTGCATCTGCCCCATTATTACCAAAACCTCCATTACCCGCAGCGAATACTTCTCCGGATAGCATACTTGCACCACCTGATCCACCAAGTTGCCCTTGTGTTCCCAAGTACCCCCAGCCCCCATAAGTACCGTTAGATTTACGCAAAAGCTTATAACCCAATTCTGTTTCTTTGAATTCCCCAATCCCTGGAACACCTGGAATGACCATAAGAGAATTAACCGCATTTGTGTAATTAACTTGTGGACGTGTGGAAATAGAACCTGAACTTCCGCCCGATGCATAAATTTTGGTTCCGAACCAAGTTGTTCCTCCAATAATACCTACTGAACCAGTGACACTTGCACCACCCAATCCTATAGTCACGGGTAAGTTGGTAATTTTTGTAACGATAAGATCAATTTCAAATTCCACAAACCCTCCGCCACCACCGCCCCCACCAGCAGCAGTATATGAAGCAGCATCTGTTGTTGCAGGACTACTTCCACTAGCCCCCGCACCGACTAATTGGCAACGTACTTTCTTTGCCTCCGGATCAGGTGTGTAATTGCCAGATGTGCTCATAACAATCGTACGAATAAGCCTGCCAGAAAACTTCTCTCCCAAACCGAGGTTTTGATGAAACAAACCCCTGGCCCGCCTCACCTGCACAATGGCAAACTCCTCACCTTTTACCGGAGGAAAAACGATGCTGATTGGCTATGTCAGGGTGTCAACAAATGACCAAAACACCGATTTGCAACGGAATGCGCTGCAGAGCGCAAATTGTGAACAGATTTTTGAGGATAAAATCAGCGGCAAGACCAGCGAGCGGCCTGGTTTAAAGCGGGCGCTGCGGACGTTAAAAGAGGGCGATACTTTGGTGGTATGGAAGCTCGATCGACTGGGCCGCAGCATGCGTCACCTGGTCATGCTCACCGAAGAGCTGCGCGAACGCGGGGTAAACTTTCGTAGCCTCACGGACAGCATCGATACCAGCACACCGATGGGCCGTTTTTTCTTTCATGTGATGGGCGCACTGGCGGAGATGGAGCGCGAATTGATTGTCGAGCGAACGCGTGCCGGCCTGACCGCTGCGCGTGAGAAAGGACGCATTGGTGGCCGCCGGCGCATTATGACGCCGGAAGTCGTTGCCAGAGCGGAACGCATGATGGCGAATGGCGCCACGCTTCATCAGGTTGCACTCGTATTAGATGTTTCAACCAAAACCATTTATCGTTATATTCCAGCGCCAAAACAGCACCATTTACGCGGTTCTTCTTACTGAACGATCAGCAAACCGCAATCGCATGCATCCTTCCCACTGACCTGACACTCTGAGCACACCCACAACACGGAGTGCTACAGATGTCTGATTTTCATCACGGTGTCCGCGTCGTCGAAGTCAATGACGGTACACGCACCATTTCAACAGTTTCAACCGCCATTGTTGGCATGATCTGCACCGCAGAAGATGCTGATGCAACGGCATTTCCTCTTAACACACCTGTTCTGCTGACCAACGTGCAGGCAGCTATCGGTAAAGCCGGTACCAAAGGCACCTTAGCGGCCGCGCTGCAGGCGATTGCTGACCAGGCGAAGCCGGTAACCGTCGTGGTTCGCGTTGCAGAAGGCGCGAGCCAGGCTGAAACCACCTCTAACCTGATTGGCTCGACGGATGCGAACGGTAAATACACCGGCATGAAGGCGCTGCTCAGCGCGCAAACGCAGCTGGGTGTTAAACCGCGCATTCTTGGCGTGCCGGGTCTGGATTCGCTGGAAGTGGCGACAGCGCTGGCCAGCATTGCCCAGCAGCTGCGTGGCTTTGCCTACGTGTCCGCCTGGAACAGCAAAACCATCTCTGACGCCATGAAGTACCGCGAAAACTTCAGCCAGCGCGAGCTGATGGTGATCTGGCCAGATTTTATTGCCTGGAACACGGCAACCAATAAATCTGAAATGGCTTATGCCACCGCACGTGCGCTGGGCCTGCGCGCCAAAATTGACAACGACACCGGCTGGCATAAAACCCTGTCTAACGTGGGCGTCAATGGCGTGACGGGTATCTCTGCAGATGTTTTCTGGGATCTGCAACAGACCGGCACCGATGCCGATCTGCTGAACGAAAAGTGTGTGACCACGCTGATTCGCAAGGACGGTTTCCGTTTCTGGGGCAACCGCACCTGCAGTGACGATCCACTTTTTGCCTTTGAAAACTACACCCGTTCAGCGCAGGTGCTGGCCGATACCATGGCGGAAGCGCACATGTGGGCCAACGACAAACCGCTGACGCCAGTACTGGTACGCGAAATCATCGCCGGTATCAATGCCAAGTTCCGTGAGCTGGTCAGTGCCGGTTATCTGCTGGGCGCCAACTGCTGGTACGACGAAAGCGCCAACGATAAAGAGAGCCTGAAGGCGGGCAAACTGTTTATCGATTACGACTACACGCCGGTGCCGCCGCTGGAAGATCTGACCCTGCGTCAGCGCATCACCGATACCTATCTGGCGAACTTCGCCGCATCCGTAAACAGCTAAGGAGCCGGATAAATGGCACTGCCACGTAAACTCAAGGGGTTGAACCTCTTCAACGATTCAAACAGCTATCAGGGCATCGTCACCGCAGTTACGCTGCCGAAGCTGTCACGCAAGCTGGATACCTACCGCGCTGGCGGTATGAACGGTGCGGCATTCATTGATAACGGCCTGGACGATGCGGCACTCGATATGGAGTGGACGCTGGGCGGGATGGATGAGCTGGTATTAAGCCAGTGGGGCGCGATGGCGAACGTACCGTTGCGTTTCACCGGTTCTTATCAGCGTGATGACACCGGCGAAGAAATCGCCGTGGAAATCGAAGTACGCGGTAAGCACCAGTCCTTTGACTTCGGTGAAGCCAAACAGGGCGAAAACACCGAAACCAAAATCACCAGTAAAAACACCTATTTCAAACTGACCTGGAATGGCAAAGAGCTGATTGAAATCGACACCGTCAACATGGTGGAGAAGGTCAACGGCGTCGATCGTCTGGAACAGCGCCGTAAAAACCTCGGCCTGGTGTAATAACAACGGCCGGCGCGTCCTGCGCTGGCCCCTCTTGATTGGGATGGAGAAAAAATGGAACAGCTTGATAAGCCAGAACTGAAAGAAAACCTGGTGGTGCTGGAAAGCCCGATTTCACGTGGCGATGTGGTGATCGCTCAGGTTGAGCTGGTGAAACCGACCGCCGGCGCGCTGCGCGGTGTGCGGCTGGCTGACCTGGCCTCGTCCGATGTGGATGCCTTGTTGATGGTGCTGCCCCGCATTACTATGCCTTCGCTGACCAAAGCAGAGTGCAACGCACTGGACCCAGTTGACCTGATTGCCCTGGGCGGCAAGGTGATTGGTTTTTTGTCAGCGAAATCGGCCGCGTAAGCTGGCCCCGCGATCTGACGGTCAATGACCTGATGGCCGATATTGCCAGCGTTTTTCACTGGCCACCCTCAGAAATGTATCCCATGTCGCTGGAAGAGTTACTCGACTGGCGGCATAGAGTGATGATCCGCAGTGGAGTAACCTCAGATGAGTAACACGCTCAAGCTGCAAGTGCTGCTGGAAGCGGTTGATCGGGCTACGCGCCCGTTCAATGCCGTACGTAAAGAAACCGAAAAGCTGTCTGCGGATATTCAGGAAACGCAGGATCGCCTGGACGAGCTCAATGCTAAATCCGCGCAGATTGAAGGGTTCCGTGAAACCCGCAAAGAACTGACGCTGACCCAACAAAATCTTAAAAATACCCGGGCAGAAGCAGCGGCACTTGCCATTCAACTTAAAAACACTCAAAACCCTACCGCGGAACAAACCCAGGCGCTGGATAAGCTGCGTCAGTCGGCTAACGCGCTGCAGCAAAAAAACCTTCAACTGCGTCAGTCAGTACAGGATCAGCGCCAGTCCCTGAACGAGGCGGGAATTTCCACGCGCCGGTTGAGCAGCGAGCGCCAGAAGCTAAATCAACAAACAGAGCGCACGACATCCACCCTTAATGCGCAGGGTGAGTCCATGAATCTGCTAAATCAGCGTCAGGACAAGCTCAACCGCACCCGTGAACGTTACCGTGCGGGCATGGCGCTGGCAGATAACGTACAAAGCGCCAGTTCGAAAGCCAAAGACTTTGTCGAGAAGGGGCGCAAAGTTATCGATTATCTGTCACCCGGCGACGCGAAAGACGGCAAGGGACGCGTTGGCGGGCAGGGCGCGGGCGATATCACAGAACTCAATAAGGCGATGGCCAGTGTCGGCCCGGTGGCAAAACAGGCGGGACTGAGTGTTGGCCAGACCTCAGCCATGATGGGCGTGCTGGCGGAAAACGGTATAACGGGCAGCCAGGCAGGCGCAGGCGCCAGTGCGATGTTAACGCACGTTCAGGCGCCTGATGCCAGCGCAGATAGCGCGCTTAAAGCGTTGAATGTGCAAACCGCTGACGACCAGGGCAACAGTCAGCCCATTTTCGCGGTGCTCAGCCAGGTGCAGGCGGCGTTTGAGAAAAACAAGCTCGACGCTGCCCAGCAGGCCACTTATCTGCAGGCAATATTTGGTGAACAGGGCGCCGCACCTGCCGCAGCATTGATGAAGGGCGCGGCCAGTGGCCGGCTGGATCAGCTGTCTCAGGCGCCCGCTGCCCAGCCGCCTGCAGCAGATGCCTCTGTGGATACTAACTTGCAAGCTATCAGTCAGGACGGCTTATCCGTTCAGTCTGTTCTGACCGGCGTCATGAATCTCAATCCTCAACTTTCTGACAGCCTGCTGACGCTGGCGGCCGGTGGGCTGACCTTGGTGGATTCCCTGGCCAGCGTCGGGAACATTGCCTGGCCGGTCATTAGCGGGCTGAGCACCATCATGGCGGGCGTAGAGCTGCTGGGCGGTGCATTTGCCATCATCGGCGGCGCCATTACGGCCACGCTGGGAGCGATCACGCTGCCGGTGGTGGTGCTTGGTGCCGCTATCGCGGCGGGGGCCATGCTGGTTTATCAGTACTGGGAACCCATCAGCGCCTTTATCAGCGGCATCGCTCAGGGCTTTAGTGCAGCGATGGGGCCGATAAGCGACGCGTTCGCGCCGCTGAAGCCGGTATTTGAGTGGTTCAGTAATAAAGTGTCCGAGCTGGGGGCCTGGTTCTCAAAGCTGCTGGAACCCGTGAAGTTTTCTCAGCAGGAACTGGCCTCGGCAGGTGAGATGGGACAGCGCTTCGGCAATATGCTGGCGACGGCACTCAAATTACCCGGTGAAGCCCTGAATCAGCTTCGGGGCGGCATTGACTGGGTGCTGGGCAAGCTTGGCATCATCGATGAGAAATCTGACAAGGTGAAAGACAAGCTGCCTCCGCCCAAAATGCGTGAGCAGGATGAAGAGGATGAGGATAACGCGGATGCCCGTCCGGCTGCATCGCGTGCCAGCCTGAACAGCACGCTCAATCAGCCTTTGCCCTCGGTTAACAATTCAAACGTGGATAACCGTCAGCACACGGTCACCAACAATATCTTTACAACAAGTGAGCCTCAGGCGATTGGACAGGCCGTCGCGCAGGCTTCCACGGTTTCGCCGTGGTCCACGTCTGACCATAGCTATAACTCCATGTTTAGTCTGGATTAATTAACCATGATGATGATATTAGGCATGATGCCGTTTGTACGGCAAACCCTTCCCTTCGACAATTTGCAGCATGACATTACCTATCGCTGGGCGAAAAACAGCCGCGTGGGGCGCCGTGAGTCGACCCAGTTTTTGGGCGGCGGCGACGATAAAATCAAGCTGTCTGGCGAACTCCGGCCTGAAATCACCGGCGGCAATGTCACGCTGCTGGCGCTGAAGACTATGGCCGATGAAGGGCTGGCGTGGCCGCTGATTGGCGGCAATGGCATTATTTACGGCATGTTTGTTGTGACGGATTTCTCGGCCACGCATACGGAGTTCTACAGCGACGGCAGCGCGCGCAAGATAGGCTTTACCCTCAACCTGCTGCGGGTAGACGATTCACTAACCAGTATGTTCGGGGACTTAAAAAGGCAGGCGGAAGAACTGCAAAACCGGGCCAGCGACGCAGCGCAACGGGTCGGCTCTGTTATCAAAAGCGCCACCTCTGCGCTGAATGGAGGGCGCTGAGATGAGCGATATCGTCCCGATTCCGGTGCCCCTGCGCGTTGCGCCTACGCCGGACTTTACTATCAAAATTGAGACGAAGGATAAAACGGAAGATATTCGCCCACGGCTGATTTCTCTGAAGTTGACTGACAACCGCGGCCTGGAGGTCGATCAGCTAGACCTGGTGCTCGACGACAGTGACGGCCAGTTGGTCATGCCGCCCTTTGGCGCGAAAGTGGTCTTAGAGATAGGCTGGAAGGGGCAGCCGCTTACAGATAAGGGCTCCTACATCATTGATCAGGTCACCTACCAGGGCGCGCCGGACACGATAACGGTTGTCGCCCGAAGCGCCGATTTTAGCGGTTCGCTCGATGTTAAAATCACTGATTCATATCCAGACATGACGGTTGGCGAGGTTGTGGACAAAATCGCGAAACGTAACGGACTTACCTCCGACGTGCGGCCGGAGATAGCCAAAAAAAAGATTAAGCATATCGATCAGACGCAGGAAACGGACGGCACGTTCATTACCCGGCTGGCTATGCTGGTTGGCGCGGTGGCGGCAATAAAAGATAAGACGCTACTGTTCTTTCCCCCCGGGCAGGGCGTGACCGTGAGCGGAAAGCCGATTCCACTCCTGAATCTGAACCGACAGGATGGCGATAAGTATGAGTACAAATTGTTTAAGCGCGACGATTACAGTGGCGTTGAAGCAAAATGGTACGATCAGAAAAAGGCGCAGCAGAAAGGGATAACCGTCAACACGATACCGCCAGCAACACCGGCGGTGAACCCTGTCCATCCGGCGGCCAAAAATATCCCCACAATCGGGCAACAAGACCCGGGAAAAACCTATGTTTTTGGCAGCAATAAGAAGCTGTTCGTACTGAATACGCATTTCAGTAGCCAGGAGGAAGCAGAGGAGGCGGCTAAAGCGAAGTGGCAGGATCTGCAACGCAACCGGGCTACGTTGAAGATCCTACTGGCACTGGGCGCTGCAAAGCTGATTCCTGAAACGCCGGTCAAAGCCCAGGGCTTTAAATCGGTCATCGATAATCAAAAATGGCTGATTACCAATATCGTGCATACCATCGATAAAAGTGGATTTACCACCTTGTTGAACCTGGAGCTGATGGTTGAAAACGTGGATTACGTCTTAGTGGAAAAACAGGTTGGTTAGATTAAGTCTAATTTAAGTTGCTTTTTGTTTAGTCTTTGGCTAATGTTGTCGTATGCCAGAGAGGAGAACCACCATGATGCATTGCCCAAAATGTCAGACCGCCGCCCATACGAAAAGCAGTCGCTACGTTTCGAAAGAGACGAAAGAACGTTATCACCAGTGCCAGAACATTAACTGCAGTTGTACCTTTAAAACCCTGGAGAGCGTGTCCGGGATTATCGTCGAACCGGCGCAGATCAATACGGTGCCGATGATGGCAAAAGGCAGCAATAATCCGTCACCGCAGCTGCTGTAAGCCCAACCCGCGAAAGCGGGTTTTTTTATGGCTGCGGCCTGGATGGGATCGCTGGGAGATGAGGCTGAAGGCCAGCGCGCCGTTGACGTTTAAGGGGGCGACAGCGCCCTCTGGGAGTTCTGTTAATAACTGTACGGCGGGTAGGGCGCGGGCCCTTGGGGGACAATGGCAATAACTGTACGGGAACCTGCAGAGACAAACGGTTTCCGTCGCGGCAACGATTACCTGGCATTCATAAAACACAAAGTATCAGTGAGTTAGCAGGGAATTACCAGGTCAGTTTTTGTGTGTCAGCTTTAACGTTCTTGTTGTACATCATCTGGATCGTTGAGTAGTTACACATATCGATACTGCCTTTACAGTAATCTTTGATGACGCGATCCATGACTTTCCTGTCGGTAGCCTCAGTGAGTTTTTTAAATGCTTTGAGGTTTTGCTGCTCCATCATACGTAAAGTGGTGGGCTGGCACATGTCCAACTGACCTTCACAGTAAGCGGCTTTAACCTTACCCTGAATGTACTGGATAACTTCCTGTTTTTGCGCCTCTGAACCATCAAAGTCCATGGGATGGACGAAACTTGCATTCGCAGCGAAAGATGAGAAAAGTACAGCAGCCCCAATAAGTATTTTCATTTTGAATTCCATTACAAAAAAGAAGGGGTAAGAATAATCTTAACGGGCCTTTTTGTGAACTAGAAATGGCTCAGTAGCGCCAAAAAACATAAAAATTATGAACGTTTTAGTATGAGGAGGGCGCTCTGAAAGCTCCGTGCACAGGGGGGATTTATCACCCAAAAGTGATAGTTAATCCATGGAAAAAAGTGAAGCCGGTTTGAAATGACTCTTTGATCCTTACTATTTTAACCTGATGATTGTTAATTTTTTTCTGAGGTTAAAAGAGACAGGAAACGCTGGAAAGTATTGCGTCCTACTCTACTTGCATTCTAAAAACTAACAGTATCAGAGGAAGCCATCTCTTTACGCGCGTATTGTCACTCATCGGTTTTTTCATAAAGCCTGCCTTCATCATCTATCACCTTGGCATTCCGCTTCTGCGCTATCTGAAGCGATTTGATTATCATCGTTTTCAGCCCAAAACTTTGCTCTTGTTATATGAAATTCAGCGCCCATCAATTTATTTCCTGTTTACGTATCTTAGGAGAATTGCGATAGTTGCCAGATAATAAGTCAACCCAATCTTTATTGGTAAGTATTCGATAAAACGGTTTTAATCTATCTCTGACAAAATTAACTATTTCCAACTCACTCATTTTAGATGCTTTAGAGGGATAATCCGGTCCCCAATCGTCAAATAATTCTTCGTATAAATGGTAGTATCGCCAAGTGATTTTACTTGATAAAAGAGAATCTGGGCCCAGCGGGTACGCAGGGATCTGGTGCAATCTGAGTTCGATTTCTTTGGCAGATTCTATATGTAATAAGAACCAAGTTTTAATCCGTAACCACACAACAGAACTTTCACTAAGATTGGGCATGAAAATACCCTCTTGGCGCATGTAAGCTGAAAGGTAATGTTTTACCTCATAAGGATCAGGTTTTTTGTCTAAATTAAGAGAGGCGAGAATCAAAATGGTTTCTGAATCATTTCCTGCTATGATTTCCCTCTCAGCCCATTCAGTAATCTCTTTGTCGTAGTCATCAACACGATAAGCTTCAAATGCTTCACCATATGTCATTAGGCAAAGAATTTCGTACAAGTTGTATTGATATTTTTTGTTGTCCATTAACATCTTCTTTAGTCCATTATACTCAAGGGATTAAGCCTCAAGGCCTCAGACAAATGATCCGGTGCAAAGTGCGCATACCGCATCGTAACCTTAATATCCGTGTGTCCCAATATTCGCTTAAGCACAAGGATATTGCCACCATTCATCATGAAGTGAGAAGCAAATGTTTGACGTAAAATATGCGTCAGCTGCCCAGCAGGTGTCTCGATGCCGGCGCGTTGCATTGCCTTTCTAAAGGCTGAATAGCATGGTTTAAAGAGCAAATGCGCTTTCCTGCTGGATGGCAGTTGGGCTTGTAATTTTTCAGTTATCGGCACCGCGCGGTTTTTCTTGCCTTTAGTTTTTACATAAATGATTTGGCCGGTGCGAATTTGGTTCCCCTTTAAGTTTTCGGCCTCACTCCATCGAGCGCCTGTTGCTAAGCAGATTTTCACGATGGTAGTGAGATCCTTAGAGCGGCTGTTCTCACATTCGGCGAGGAGGGTTTTAATTTCCTCAATAGTGAGATACGCCATCTCCGACTCACTAATTTTAAACTCTCGCACGTTCTCAAGCGGATTAGGCGATGTCCATTCACCCAACCGACGCAACTCATTAAACAT